AAAAAAATCATTTCCAGTATGAAAAATACCATTTTCATTTAATCTTTTAATAGACAAAGATATCTTCCAAGGAAGATAAATATCGTCATCCTCCCAAACAAATATATATTCTCCCGAACAATAAGATATGCATTCATTAAATTTCTTACTTAGTGGAGTTATTCTTTCTTTAGAATTTATTATTTTAATTTCTGGATGATCGTAAAAAATAGTTTGTTCTGAAAAATCATTTAATATAATTAATTCTTTTTCACCGTCATAATCCTGTGCTAAAAAGCTATAAACTGCTTCTTCAAGTAAAGCTATTCTTCCATATGTAGGACAGTAACAACTAACTTTTGGATTCGGCATAAACTAACTCCAAAAGATTTATTATTTCATCAACAGACAAAGATTGAATTAATTCAACTATTGTATTAGATATAATTTTAGCGTGTTCTTCTGGAACATTTGCCTTAATCATATTTTTATAAAGATTGTTCCTAATAAACATTCTAACTAAAGGTCCACCCCTTTTAATTATCGATGCTGTTATTTTAGAAGACTTGCAATACTGTATTAGTTTTATTCCTTCAAATATAAGGCTAACAATCATTATTATTGTTATGACACCAACAGCATCATACTTTTTAATAACTTCTGATTTTTCTAGTATTTCTTGTATTTTTTTATGCGACCGCATTATTTTCTTCTCCGTCAAGTAAAACATTCTTCTTGATTTGCATTTATGATTACTGGTAAGGATACTTTTAATTTTGGTAATTGATTTATGAGTTTAGAAAATGAAATAGAATCTTTCTCTATTAACACAAATTGTTCTTTGCTTATAGTTTGATCAAACAACAAAAAAAGTATTAAGTTTAACATAATTTACTTTTTATAAACTAAAAAAGGTTAATGGACAATTACCGCTAGTGATAGCCAATATGTTTCCAAAAATGTCTAATCCTTTAGCACCGCCCTCTTTGGGGTTTATTTTTGAAATATTGTAATCTTCAATGCTCATTGGCTCTATGCTAAATTCAGCACTAATATCTCCACACCAATCACCATTAATGTTTTTAAAAACAAAAATGTTATTGCTACCAGCATCTGTTAAAAATAAACTATTATTGTAAAAACACAAACCATGAGGAAATATTAAATTTTCAGATCTTAAAATTGCACTTGGAACACTATTTTTATTAATGTTTTCATTTTTATAAATAAGAACATTGCTTTTATTGTGATTACTAATAGCTATCCATTTTTTATCATTGCTAATATTTATTGCATCAGGGCAACTTAGTTTTTCTAAAATTATATTTTCTTCAATTATTTCAAAAGTATTTTTATTTAATGTGTGTTTAGATACTATATTTAAAGAACTGCTAGAAAAAAACAATTCTATTAAGTTATCATCTAAATTTAAAACTTTTACCGCACTTGATCCAGTCATATAATTTTCTATCATCTTAACAGGCTTTAATTTAATAATACGATTTGGATTTTTTAATGGTAATTTTACGATAGGGCACAAATAACTAGATCTTGAACTAATAATAATAACATTTTCATTTATCCAATCTATGCCATGAAAACTTTTATAATCGTTGCATTTTACTTCATAATAATCTAATACTGATATATTATTTCCATCAATATAAATATCAAAAATAAAAATTGAACCCAATGTGTATGATGCTATTGCCAGCTTTTTTCCACTTGGAGAAAATTTAATATCTTCAGTCCTATCCATTTTTGTGCAAGAAAATGAATCGGTTGTTTCATGCCATTTGCCATCAAATAACATTTGAACATTATTAGATTTATTGAAATTTAAAATCTTATTCATAAAAATATTTATCTTTTGCTGTTTTTATTATTTATAATAGATTGACTTGTTCTCATTGCCCATTCAATACCAGATGTTCCACCCCAACCTAACCATGCAACCACCGCTGGAATACTCCAAGGTTTAGTTTTATATTCTGGTTTAGATTTTGCTTTTTCATAATTAGATCCATGTCTATTAAATTGAGACATTCTTTTTACTGTGTCAGCAGATAACATAGCATTTCCAGCCAAGTCTCTAGCTCTGGCCCAACCTACAGCGGTCATACCTTTACATTCTTTTCCATATTTATCTTTCCATTCTAAAACTTTTCTTGCGTTATTTCTGGCAGATTCTGGTGCATCATAACTTTCAGCAGATTTAGTAAAATATTTTTTAATATCTAAAAAAGCCTTACTTTTTTCTTTGCTTTTTACAATTAAATCTTTAATTGAATTTAAAAATTCATTGTAATCTATTTGTTGTTTTAAATGTTCATCATCTTTTTTTTTAGACATTTTTAAATCCTATATAAGCATGAATAATTTTTTATCTATCAACTGTTCTGGAAAGCCATCAAAATTGCTATACGCAAATGTTTCTCCAGCCCTAATATGTTTTTCGGCATCTTTTTTTCTAACTCTTAGTACACCTACTGGAAGATTTTCTCCAGTATCAAAGTCTTTAAGATGGCCATGAGCATCACCCCAACTATTAACAATAATTGCGTATGGATCTTTAGCCCTATCATCAACTCCTATGAAGCACATTTGATGACCCCAATTGTCTGTCTGGCTATGAAATCCATCAGACTCTGCTTCCATTTCATAACCTACATCACTAGCGGTTGTGCAAGGATATCCATTCACAATAGCTTCAACCAATTGATCCCAACTTTTAATTTGAGCAGCCGACTTTACTGGGTGCTTAGTTCCTTCTTCAATAAATTTTTTATCTGGTCCTGGTTTATCTCCCCATTTTTTAGCTACGGCTCCAGCATATTTAGGAACACCATCAAAATCACTACGCAAAACACCATATTTAATAACAGCATCTGCCATCCAACTACCAAGAGAACCATCATCGCCTTGAAGTTGTCCACGCCCAATTAAAACTCTTCCTGTTCCATAAAGATATGGTGGAAAAACAGATTCAAATTTTTCGTGATCACCTTTCATAAGTTTTTCAGTAGCCATTAAATACTCAACAGCATTTTTAGCACCAAAACTTACACAGTCACCAATCTGCTGTTCATAATTTTCTGTATCTTTACCAAGAACCTTACGAACAACTTCATATAACATCATTTTTTTGCCTTTAGTGTCTTGGCTTTTACCATAAACATTAAAGTCTCTAAATGATCCACCATCTTTAATTAAATTAAATTCACTTTCAACAAGCGAAGGGTTATTTTTCCCTGCCCAACCACTAAGTTTTGATAATTCAGACATGTTTCACCTATTTTATTAATTTAAGTCCAGAAGATATTTCTCTCCACGCAATAGCAAAATCTTCCTTAGTTTGCATCTTATTAGTTTTATACAAGTCAAAAAGCTTCTCTTGTATTTCTGTAAATACTGGTTCCCATTTTGTTCTATCTCCACCAGATCTTGTTAATGCTAATTTATTTGATTCTGCTGTTTTCTTTAATATATCGTCAAGTGTTGCTATTGTTCCAGCAGCAATAGCAGCAGCAATGCTATCGAAAGATGTTGCAATAGCAGCACATTGCTTTGTCTTATCTGATTTTGACAGCTTAATATTATTCTTAACGCCATCATAAACAAATTTAGAAAGTTGATACTTTGATTCTCCAAATTCTGGTTCAACTTCTGGCTCTGGTGGAGTGTCAGGCTCTTGTTCGCCAATAAAAACATCTGTTGAAATAAAATTTGTTCTAATTGCTGTTTCTAAAAGCTTTTCATTGTCTTTAACTATGTACAGATGAGTTACTGAAACGATGACCTTAAGTCTTTTTGCTTGTATGCCAGAACCAAAGAAAACACCATTTTCATAATTGCGAATTCTTTTTTCTGTATAACCGTCAAATACTTTCCATGCATAGGTAGTTGAAACTAAAAACTTTGGCGAAGATTGAATTGGGCTTATAGATAAATCTACAAGCTCACCCAATGGAATAGGCAATTCTGCCCCAACAATTTTTTGTTCTGGAATTACAAAATTTTCTGCAAAAGCAAAATTGCAAAAAACCAATAAAAAAAATAATGATTTATTGAACATATTGATTTCCTTAATTAAAAATTAAATACTAAAATTTGCCTTGAGCAGTTCTAGCAGCAAGGATAAAATCTTCAGCCTTTATTTTGCTGATATCGCCTTCAAACTTATTAATTAAAAAGGTTAAAGCAGTAACAAACCAAGGCTCTTCGGCAATTTTAACAATTTGAGCAACAACTTTATCATCTGCATCACCTGGAATAATGGTGGAAACCCATTTTAAGGTAGACACAATAATGGCTACAGATTTTGCAACTTGATCAGGATTAAAACTTTTTACAACATCAGACATAATAAAATCTCCTTTTGAGTAGTGGATAAATACAATATATCAATCATTTTTCCAACTGCAAGCTAATATGTTTAAATTTTTATTCAATTCTGTTTCTTCTTTTACATCTTCAATGTTTTCACTGCCAATAGTTTTTAGTTCTCCGCTTTTTTCTAAGAGAACTGCCCAAAATTTATATTTATTTTTTAAAACTTTTATTAATGCTTTTAATGCAATATTTTTATGCTTTGATTCTTTTTCTTCAGTCAATAGTTTCTCTATGTTGCTTTGCACATCTGAGTCATCAAAAAGATTTGCTACACCTAACCAAAACCTATACCTTGTCCACACTCTTAATACTTCTACCCCCGCAACAGATTCTATTTTTTCTTTTACCGTATCAGTTATGTCAAAATTGCAATGTCCAACCCAAAGCTTATAAAGTTTTGCCGTTACAGAATTTTCATTTAATGGCAAAAGACCATAAGGGCCGACAACTAATCTAACATGCCTTTCTTCAGAATCATCAAATTCTTTAAAGCTATCTTTATGGGATTTTGTTTCAATATCAATATCATCTTTATTTGGCGTAAGTGGATCTTCCCACTTTAGCCATTGTATTTTTTTAATCATTCTTCCTATCCGCAAATTTTCTATATTGTAACCAACCTAAAAAATTTCCGCTATAGATATCAGATGATGTAGGAGTAGCACAATGTTCAAAAGGACTCCAGTGCCCTTCTTTAATTAATCTATCATGAAGATCATAATCTTTTTCATTATCTATTTTGCCTTCAAAATTGAGATAGCTAACTCTTGCACAACGAGCCACACTTATCTTAAGCATCTTCTCTATTGGTACGCCATCATCTACATAAACATCACCAAATGGAATATGCCAATCACCAAAGTTTTTAAGCTTGGGAGTTGATTCATCTAATGCGAACTTCATTTTTGTTGCTAATTGACATATTTCTGGTTGTGCATCAGGGCTTATTCTTAATTTAAAAAAGTTATCCCATTCTGTAGAAGTAACAATGGTTGTTATGTGAGAAAATGGCTCTAGTATTCTATTGGCTATGCTTTTGTGAACACCAAGTTCTTTTAGCAACGAACACTTCTTGATAACAAACTCTGCCACTTCTTCCCACACATGATTACACATGACTTCTTTGTTGTGATCTAATCTTTCACCAGAAGACATTCCCTTTTGATTTTTTGCCCAAACGCTTGGCTTTGCCATATCCTCTTTAATATCGTCAATCATTTTATCAACTGGGATGGCTCGGCTACTACTTGCATTTCTAGAAAAGATTCTATGTGTCATAAACTCAGAATGTATAAACCTTGGATATTTAATAACCATAGTGGTTATTCTTCTGTCGTGTATAGATATAGAGTCTGAAATTATCTTTGCTTCAATAGTCATTGTTTTTCCTTAAAAACAAATGCTTCACTTGGAAGAATCAATGGTTTTTCATTTGATGTAACTAAAAAATTAGAAAGCATTTTTTTAATTATTAAATCAGACAAGCTTCTATCATCAGAAATAATTCCACCTTCAACAACCCCATGTATTATTGGGGTTATCATATTACCACTTTGTAAGGAAGAAAGAAAAGATGCTGTTTTTTCAGACAACATAGACTTTTCTTCTTTGTCTACTATTTCTGGAAATATAAATGTTGTTACAACATCATTTAAATTTACATCAAAGATTATTTTTATGTTTTTCATATTATCTAATGTATAGATTGTTGAAACAATGAATAACCTGAGAAATATAATCCTCTTCAAAATTTTCTGATTCAAGAATAGAACTCATTTTAATAGCTTCATAAGCTTCTGTATTTATAATGTCTGGAAGCTTGCACATATAAACAAAGCTGTATTTTTTATTTGACACTATGGTTCCAGATAAAAACAAATTTATCCAACCAAAACCTCTTTTATCTATTGGTTGAACACCAGTAATTGATTTGAATGTTGTATTAACAAATTCATCAACATCATATTCATCATCTTTCATTTGAAAGCTTGGCAATTCATAATTATTATTTTCATTTTTTAAAAATATAATTGAAGGCTCTTTACCCTCATCTGTTTTACACATTAAAAATGATATTGTTAAATTCATAATTCACCTATTATTGTTTCACAAGATTTTTCCCAAGTGTTTTGATTAAAATAATCTATGCCTTTAGAGTTTATTTTTAAATCACCTTTTTGTTTTTGTTCATGAATATTTCTTAATGCTAAAGAAAATTCTTCCACATATTTCTTACCAAGCTTTGCCCATTCTGCCGAACCATCAAACCATTTTCCATCATAGGCACTTTCCATGCCTTCTGGATTAATTAAAATTGCACCAGCATCATTAGCAAATTCTGTTGGTCCAGAATAATTTGTGGCAATACAATGCTTCCCCATAGACAACATTTCAGAAAGCTCTAAATTCCAAGCTTCTGCTCGATATGGGAATATGCCAACATCAGAACCATGCATTAACCTATTTACATCTGTTTGAGATTTTAATCTTTCTTTCAAAACAATTATTTTGTCAAAATATTTGCTCTTCTCAAAAAAAGAAATCCAGTGATTTTGTTCTTCATCTGATAAGAATGGATTAGAGCAACACATTATAAGCTTGAAATCATCATCTTTATCAAAGGTTCTTTCTATAATGTCTATGATAAGATCATGGCCCTTCCTTATCTCCCACTTGCCAACACAAACTATTTTGGTTGTTTTTTTGTCGTCTATTTTAGATTCTGGAAATAACACTTTATCAACCCCAAGCTTTACCACTACTATTTTTGAACTTTCTAAACCAGAATTTATAAGAACATCTTTTGCCCAAGAAGATGTGACAAATATTTTTTCTAAAAAGTTTAAGTGATGAACCTCATTCTCTTTTATTTTATTTGTTTCAAAAAAGGTTAACCCACATTTCTTACCATTTCCAACATGAGATGCCATATCAAATTGATGCCATATCTTTAAACTTGGTGCTGTATAATTAAATGTTTTTGTTTTTTCAATAGATGCTCTTAATATGTCATGTTTTGATTCTTCGCAATCTACTGGTCCAATTGGCCATAATGCTACATTATTGTTTTTTTGTAAATTTAAAAAAATGTTTAAACCAACGACACCATACCCAAGTTGATTTATTGGGCAACTAAGATTTATATCCATTTGATCCTCCATTAAACTTATTTATTTATAGTCCTCATTTTTTCAAAAAGAACTATTTTAGTATATCCTTGCTGCTCTAATAAAAAAACTTTTTTCTCTGCTCTTTGCCAATAAATTTCTTCGTACTCTGCTATTTTAATTCTTGTCTTGCCATTAGGCTCTGTTGCCCAAACTTCAAAATAAGTTTGCATGGGATACCTCCTTTTAAAAGGATAAAGCCCATGTATAAATACCCCTAAGTATTAACTATAAATAAACTTAGATAACCTTTGACCAACAACTTCCTTGATTATTTTCCTAATGATTAGATTTTTTATAGTATCTTCTATTTCTATACTTGAATAAATTAATCTGCCATGTTCTTTTTTTACATGTGAAACAATTGAAGAATGCAAATTTTCTTCAGATGTTAGTTCATCTTCAATTAAAGAGTTATAAACAAAGCTTTCAAGCTCGTTGTATATCTTAAAATCTAAGGTGTTTTTTGCTTTTGTATAGTGATTTTTCATTTTACCAGTCGTTGGGTGTTATTGAATTATTCCATTGAAAATCATGGAAAGTTAAGCCGTTTAAGTGTGCTATTTCATGTTGAGCAACACAACTTTCTAAAAAATTATCATTGCTTTCTTCTGGTCTGCTACCAAAAAAAATTGTTCCAGTGTGATTTGAACATGCAACTTCAATCCACATATGTCTATAAACATCAAGTTGTTCATCTGGAAAACTTAAACAACCTTCTTTTTTACAAATTTTTATTTGAGAAAAGTTTATTATTTTAGGATTTATTAAAATAAATGGTTTATTGTTTTTAAGAACTATTGCAACTGAAGCATCTATTCCAAATTGATTTGCTGCTAAACCAACAGCTTTTACTTCGTTCTTTTTATTGTAAAGGTTCAAAAATTGCCACATTCTTTTGGCAATAGTCTTTCCTTTTTTTAGATCTACTTCTTTACACTTTGTTTTTAAAACAGGGCTATTTATTATTATTTTCATTAAAGTATTCTTCTATGTCCTTTTCTATTTGAATAGCATTAACATAGCCATCTGGTATTACGGCAAATCTACAAACCCCATCCATTTCTATTTGTTGATCAATAATTGCACATGCGTTTTCTGATTTATGCAATGCACAATTTCCACATTTAACACCAATGTTTTTAGTAGTATTATTCTCTGCGTTTTCATATCCAATCCAAATACCATCAGATTTATCAAGTGGACCAATTTTTTGAGATAATGAAATAAGTGAGTTAGCTAATTCTTTTTCATCGTCTGAAAGTTGCATATAAAGATCTTCATGAGATTGAGACTTCATTATTTTAGCAAATTTTTCTGGACCCTCAATGGAGATTCCTTGCCTGATAGCTTGTTTTTTAGCATCTTTTCCAAGATAGCATTTACCTTGATCGCCCCATTTCCAACCATCTTTACCATTTTCAGAACAATTTTTTAAAGGCATTAGAATCTCCTAGATATAAGCTTGCAAAGTTTTATAAAATACTTTTCGTTTAAACTCATTTTCATGTAGTTAACATCTTTATGAACCCACTGTATGTTTTGTTTAGTGTAACTAAGGCTGCTATTTTTTCTGTCTAACGATGCCGTTCCTAAAGAATATATGTCTTTATTATTAACTCTTTTTAAATATTTCTTATGAGTTATTTTTAAACCAGTATAAAAACATCTTCTATTCTGTTTCAAAAATATTTCCCAAGCTTCTTCTATTGTTGCAGTTACTTTTATATTTCTTTTTTTTGCATTTTTTATTAAAGAAGACCAATATTTTCCAGAAATTTCACCAAAAGCTTTACTATTGTGTGATTTTTTTTTCATAATTACCCCCATACTAATACACAGTATGAGGGCAAAAAGAGAAAAAATTATTTCATAGACACATTTTGTGGTTTATTGGTTTTGAATGCTGTAGACTCATTCTTCCAACCAAATTGTTCTAGTGCTGTATGATATCCGCTTGTCCATGAACCATCTGTATAAAGCTTTGCACAAGACTCCCAACCATCACGATATGCACCAGATCCACTTGGCGAGCCAGCCCTTAAAATAGCATCCCTATAGCCATTTTCATAAGTTGGCTTGCCTCTCTCTGCATAAATCTCATCTTTCAAGATTCTATTTTCAGCAGCGAAAAGCTCTTTGATCGTTGTATTTTTATTAGTCTCTACCACATACATATGACTAACATAAATTGAAAAACCCAAAAAAACCAAAGCAATAGAACCAAAAAACTTAGCCATAATAGTCCTCCATAAAGAAATAGGTCTTTGAAAAGCTTTAACTTTAAATTGTTTTACTCTTTTATAATGTTCTTGGCAATCCCTAATTACTTCTGGATTGTAATTTTTAAAGTTATGCAAGTGCCCAAAAACAAAATGACAATATTTGCAAAGAGTGCATAAGTTGTTTATACATAGCTCTTTAGATAAATCAATACTGACTGGTATTATATGATGAACTTGAACATCTTTTTTTGTGCCACAACCTATACACGATGGATTATCTTTAATGTGTTGGCAACGAACAGTCCACCACTTGCCAGAACGATCAGAACCAAAAAAACCAAAAAAATATTTAAGCATTGATGTCCTTACTATATTGAAAATTGTAAAAATCTTTTTCTGCCCATTCAATTGTCATTTCAATTGTTTTTTTATTATGTGCTTCTTTCCAGTAATCTGTCGATCTTTCTTTTCCATTTATTAAAGGAATAATAAAATCATTAGAGTGAATATTCAGCATTTTTAAATCATTGTATAAATTTTCTTGTTTTATAAACGAATCATATCGATAAACCCAATCTGTTATTGTAGTGTGAAAAAAACCATTATTAGAAAGAGATTTTTTTAAAACAAGATATATAAATTCTTCAAGCGTTTTATTTTTTGATAATAATTCACGACCATAATTCTTTCCATTTTTCCAATGATTATAAAGAGAAACTATTCTAGAAAAAGGATTTCTTACACTTATAAAAACTTTGTGAGAATTATATTTAGTTTTTAATTTTTTAGGAGGCCAAGGTGTATGTTGACCATTTATTTCTTTTCCTTCAAAATTAACATTTAAATCTTTAGCAATATAATTTTTTTTGTATTTTCCATCTGTCAGAATATAAGATACTGCTGTGCTTCCAGTTTTTGGTGGTCCTATATATATCCATTTTTTTTTATTATTGCGTATCATTGTATTCTCTTATTTTTAAAAAAATATAATCTTCCCAATTTTTAATCATTATTTCATGAGTATAATTGCTTTCTGCAATAGATTTAGCCAAAAGAACTCTCTTGGAACATCTTCCTTCATAAAAAGCTTCTTTTATTTTATCCGAAAATTCAATTGCTGTTGGTCTTACTTGAGTTGATAAGCATAATTCACCATGCAAATTCATTAATTCTAAATAAGAGCCATATTGAGTTGTTACAATTGGAACGCCACAAAACCAAGACTCTAATAACACTAATGGCATACCTTCTACATCTGAAGGAAGAACAATGACATCTGCACCAGCATAATAATCTCCAATATTATTCGTTTTTTTAATTGATTTTACATTTGTTTTTTTTATTGATTGAAAATCTTTTTTTAAAGAACCAGTATCAACAAATAAAAATTTCCAAGTTTCATCAAATAGATCAGAGCATTCGAGAAGAATTTGAGGGTTTTTTTCTGGAGATAATCTACTTAAAAACAAAATAACTTTATCATTTTCACAATCCCACTCTTTTCTTTGTTTTATTCTCCCTTTTGATTCTTTAAGTCTTTTTGTGTCTATTCCATTGTATATTACAGTTGCATCATTTTTGTTATATGCTGAAGCAGCGACCTTGCTTACGCCAACATGATATTTTGAATTTTTGTGTGTTTGACTTATTAACAGTTTATGATTATCCCAAGATGGATCACTATGTGAAACATCTATGGTTGGACATTTTAAATTGTCTTTTAAACTTACATCTAAATTAAAACACCAAGATATAACTGCATCAGCATCGCTTAAAACATCTATAATTTTTTTAGGGTTTGGATAAAAATTAGACAAAACTTTTGTTGAAGTTGGAATTTCTTCTAATAAAATTGAGTCGCTTTGACCGCTTAAGTTTAAAATCAAGTAAGGATTTAATCTCTTGAAAAATCTTGCAAGAGTCACTATCCATCTTTCAGCACCACCCATACCTAATGACGGTGTTATAAGTGCAATCTTTGGTTTATTCATTTATCTCTGTTTTTTTTTCATTAAAGTAATTTTTGCCCATTTCATTTTTTTTACTATCCATTTTTTCTTTGCACTTTTTACAAATCCTATTTGTTGCTGGATTACAACTTAAAAATTGTTTGTTGCACCAACCTAAACAGTTTACAAGTGTTTTACCTTTTGTTTTCTTCATAAAAAACCTCCTTTGTAAACTTAATAGCATCATCATCAATTCCAAAGTAATCTTTTTCTAAATTAGCTATAAAATCATTTTTCTTAAAAAATTTAATAGTGGCAACATCGTCTTCTTTACAATAAAAAACAATTTTATTTTTATATTTTTTACTGTGTATAAAATCTAAAAGCTCTTTTCCAAATCCCGATCTTCTAAAATCTTTGTCTATACATATTCTTTCAATTAATAATTCATTTTCTTTAACTTCAAAAAGTAAAAAACCAACAATAACTAAACCTTCGCTTATTGTGTAGCTATATGTGTTCTTTTTTTTAACAAAATCAACAAAATTAGATGAGTTCCAAGCTTTTTTTGAAACCATTTCTCCAAAATCTGGATCTTCTGTAGTGCAATTTTTCTTTTCTATTTCTACTATAGATCTCAGGTTCTTTTTTAAAAGAAGTTTTATTTCACTTAAAATTTGTTTTTTCTTTTTAGCCATTATAAACCTCAAGGAAAACAACTTTGAAAAACAGAATAGTCTATGCTTGTAAAAAGTTAACAAAAAAACTTTCAAACTCAACAACAATACTTAATTCTATATCAAAAAACAACATTTGTTCAAATGAAACTTTTGATTTACTGTTAAAAATAATAAGAAAATCTTATTTAAATAGAGTTATATCAGAATCTGAATTTATTTCATTGCTATCAATTCTTGGAAAGAATGTAAATGATTTTAACTCTAAAGGATTTATTGAAAAAACTGTTGTTTGGTTTTTTGCTGACATAGCAGCAGACTCATTATAGTCAATAAGCCACTTCTTCTCCCTGATAGTACTACTACCAGCAAGTTCCTAGAACAAGCAGTTTGTTATAAAATTTTGACCAAACAGGACATTAGAAAGAAGGTACTTGTAAAGTATCAGGTCTAGTATGAGAAGTGGTCACTCAAATTCTAGTATAATAATCTTTCTAAACTATTTCGTGCCACCCTGTTGAGAGTTTGGCTACTCTCTGGCAATCCTTGGGGTTATCCCCTGGTGATGTGATTCATTTCGGTATAAAAACTGCGGAAGAACCGTATGCTTGAATTGTTAACGCAGTTGCTTTTAATCACATTCTCTTTTATAACTTTCGACATTTTCCTTACACAGAAGAAATATATACTTAGAGCATCTATCTTTCAACCTAAAGTCTTTTATTTTCTTTTTATTTCCTATTGGTCTTTTATCACAACTTAAAAATGTTTCTTGTAAAAGAAGAATTGCCTCTTTATTTGATGATGCACAAAGTGCAACACAACAACTTCCATTCTTATCTATATAAGCTTTATTTTTTTTATTTTTTCCTTCTATCCGTATCCATATTTCATAAAGATATTTCATAAAACTCCAATAATTAAAGATTTTATTTTAAATAAGGTGTTTATTATAATGGTAAACTATATTTAAACAAGAAGTAAAACCATGAAAGTATATACTGGTGGAACTTTTGATTTATTTCATTCTGGTCATGCAAATTTTTTAAAAATATGCAAAGAAACATCTGGAAATAATGGATCAGTTTTTGTTTCATTAAATACCGATTCATTTATTAAATCATATAAAGGAACTAACCCTATTTGTTCATATGAAGAAAGAAAAAGCGTTTTACTTTCTTGCAAATATGTTGATTTTGTAATACCAAATATTGGAAATGAAGATTCAAAAATTGCAATACTTCAAGTTAATCCAAACATAATTATAGTTGGTTCTGATTGGGCAAAAAAAGACTATTATAAACAAATGGGTTTTACACAAGATTGGTTAGACTATAACAACATATATATGATGTATGTTCCATACACAAAAACAATATCAACAACTGAAATTAAAAAAAGGTTGATAAATGAATGATATACTTTATGTAATACCATGCAAAATAATTACATTAAATCATTTAAATCATTTAAAAAAATGTGTAAAAAGCATATCTGACCTTATGGAGAATGATGACAAAATTTTAATTGTTGATTCTGATAGCAAAATAAAAGATCATTTTAATATTTCTTCTAAAAAAATAATTGTGGCAGATATTAAAAATAAAAATTATGAAGCTGGTGCATTGTTGTATGCGTATAAAAATTTTGATTATAAAAGATTTTTGCTTATTCATGACTCTTGCGAATTAAAAGAAAACATAAAAAAATTAAATGGCAATATATATGTTTATAATTATGTTTATGATTGGCTTGGATGCGAAGACATTCATGTTAAATCAACAATAAAATATTTAAATCAAACAAAATGGTTTAAAATACCAAAAGAGTTTGTAACAATTGTTGGATCTATACTTTTTGCAAAAAAAACAATTTTAGACACTATTTATAAAAACGGAATAGAAAATTTGTTGCCACAAAACAAAATAGATTCTTGTGCTTTTGAAAGAATTTTTGGAATAATTTTAACAAAAGAAGGTTACAAAAATGAAATTATAAATAACAACAAACTTCCAATTTTTAAAAATTTTTTAAACAGAACTTAGCTAAAAACAAATCATTTTTTGGTGTATATTGCATTAAGGAGATATTATATGAAAAATTCAAATTTTACAAAACATGTTCATAATTATTTTTCAAAAGCTGCTGAAGTAACAACAAATGCTACTATTAGTCAGTCAGATTTCTTATTTTTGCTTTCACAACTTAAAGTTTTTCATTGGAATACTAAATCTTTTGCTCAACACAAATCATTTGGTGAAGCTTATGATGATTTATCTGAAAGCATTGATGATTTTATTGAACAGTGGCAAGGTGAACATGGTTTGATGCCACATGGTCAATTTTCTTCATATTCCGTATCTAATAATACTCCAGAAGAAATTGTTTCATTTATTTCTAAAGCAGAAAACTTTCTTATTGTAGAAATACCTAAAAATGTAAATCCAATCACGCAAACAAATTTATTAAATACGAGAGATGAAATGCTTAGTTCTTTTTCTCAACTAAAATATTTACTTACATTAAGTTAATATGAGCATAATAGAAGACATACAACTGTACTTATCTAATGCAAATGTAGTAATTGTCGATATTGACAACACTATTTTGCGTAATGGTATATACCCAATTAAAAAAATGGTCGATTATGTTAACGAGTTATCAAAACAAAATAAAATCTATATAATAACAGGCAGACCAGAAAAGGACAGGAAAGACACAGTAGAAGCACTTAAAAAGGCTGGAGTTAAATATAATCGATTAATGATGAATAACATTGGTGGTAATCCAAAAGATCAAAATGAATCTAAGAAAAAACATTCTGAAAGCATTAAAGAAAAAGTTCTTTTTGCTATAGATGATAATCCAAAAATGCGTAGCGAATACAATAAAGTTGGAATTAAAACTAAATCACCAAAAAGATAGTAAAAATGAAAACATTATCTGAAACCTATAATTCAAAAAATTTTTACACTGATAAAAACACAGTTCATTCTTACATTGATCATGTTTATTCTAAATTGTTTCATGAAACACAAGAATCTGCTAAAAATATTTTAGAAATAGGCATTGATCATGGTGGAAGTATATTGTTGTGGAAAGAATATTTTTTGAATGCTACAATTTATGGAATAGATATAAATAATAAAAATGATATTTTTAAAGAAAAAGAAAGATTGAAAATATTACATAGAGATGCTTATGATGAAAAATTTATAAGCTCTATTCCAGAAAATATTTTTGATTTGATTATTGATGATGGTCCTCATACTTTAAAAAGCATGACTTCATTTTTAGATGGTTATCAAAGTAAATTAAATGAAAATGGAATTATTGTAATAGAAGATGTTCAAGAAATTTCTTGGGTTGACACATTAATAGAACATGTTCATGAAGATTTAATTGATAACATTTATGTTCATGATCTTAGAGAAATAAAAAATAGGTATGATGATATATTGTTTATTATAGATAAAAGAAAAACAAATAATTAAGCAACAATGCTTGCTATATCAAATCGCCTAATTAAACTATCTACTCCATACTTGCACATATAAATATCTCTTGTTTCTTCCATACTAACCCTATTGAATTTCATTCCAATTTCCTTAGACATTCTTATTGCTGCAAGAATCATTATTCTTCTTGCTTTTTTTTGCCTATTTTTTTTAATTTTCATGAGTGCCTTAATTTATTATGTTGTACCAATTTGGAACATTTCTTTTTTTCCATTTGGCAATATGAGATTTAAATTTTATATAGTAATTTTTATATGATTCAACTGTATCACTTGATTTTACTTCTTCTGGCATAGCTTGAACAAATTCTGTCATTTCAATGTTTGGTATTTTACACGCAAAAGTTAAACATTCTATTATAATTTTTTTACATGCGTGTTCTTTTTCGTATCTATAAGAATACTCATCACAAAGATGTATACCTAATTCACATAACCAAATAAAATTTCCCATACTTTTCCCTGCCCATACTGTGCAAGGATGATTAACATGAGTTGATTTATATGGTGTCATAACGCCATGACCATTAAGAATAGTGCATAAAATTTGTGCTGTTTCTAAAGGCATTTTAACTATGTGTTTATCCACATGCCATTCAGCAGCTTGTTTTGGGTCTTTATCTAAAACAAATATGTTCATGTTATTCTTATTCTACTCTTAAATTTATTTGTGTTTTATCAATAACTTCTAAATTTAAATCGTTGTTTGAAATAAATTGTTTTGTTTTTTCTAAAATTAAATTTGAATGTTCTTCATTATAAAAATCAAAAATATATGCATCACTTTTTATTTTTGTTAATCCAACCTCTGGTTCTTTACAAAAGTAATTTCCAAGAATGTCTTTTATTATAACTTTCATATTGTTTATCTCCTTTTTAAATTGTAGTATATTAATATTCGTTCATCTGTCAAATTATTTAATTGATTGAGGTAATTTTGAGTAATTTAAATGATATAACAATTTGCGTAGTTGATTGCAAAAATTATCACAATGCTGCAAAATCAATAATTCATTCTTTTTCGCATTGCGGAATTAATTTTAATAGTGCAATATATTTTTCAGATATAAAGCATTATAAGC